CACCAATTAGAATAAGTGCATTGCTAATTAAGTCGATCTTGCTCGCCATAACCCACCCAGAAATAGAATGGCCCCCGAAGGGGCCGTGTAAGACTTATGCAGTCTTGTCGTACTGAACCTTAACCAAACCACCTTCGTCGCGAACGACAGAGCCAGCCTTCAGCATGCCGTTAGACAGCCAAGAAGTCTTCTCAGGAACGTAGTTGATCTCAGTCTTCATGTCGATACCGATAGCAAGGCCGACAGACGGACGCTGGAAGAACCAAGAGTCCACGACGTTAGCCGCTTCAGTCAGACCGCCTTCCGCACGAGTTTCAAGGATGATGAACTGGAAGCCAACAAGAGAGTTGATCTCACCAGATACAAGAGCCTTGACCGCTTGGTAGTCAGAAGAAGTTGCCTTCTCGTCAGCCAAGAGTCCACCCAATCCACCAGCTTCGATTACTGCGAAAAGCTCTGTATTTGGTACGCCCTGATCACGTAGCTCAACCTGTGCTTGGTTGACCTTAGCGATTGTGAGGTTAGTACCACCAGCGGCCACAGCAGTAGTCAATGGAGTAGAAGCGTCCATAGCATCAATGACAAGCTGGTCACAACGACGACCCAAGGCACCGGCGATTGTAGATGCCAGCTCTTGCTTCTCGTCAAAGTTTACGTCTTGTGCGTCAAAGATGTCTGTGAACTCAGGTGCGTTCCAGTTTACGAGTGTTGCAGTCTTGAACTCGTGTCCAACACCCATTGCAACTACATCGGCAGAACTAGCCTTCTGGTTAGCAAGGCCTTTGCCCATACGACGGAATTTGTAGGTATCACCTACGACGTTGTTTCGGAGTGTGACAGCGTTCTTAAGCAAGCCCATGTTTGCGTAGGCGTGCTTCACCATGCTGTCAAATTCAGTTACCGCTACTGCGGAGAGATTAATTGACATGATTCAGTCTCCTCTATGTCAAATTGAAAAAAAATTGATTAAGAGATTTTGGACTGAGTACCCGATAGTCGGTCAGTCGTTCAACCTAAAACTACCGGGCCTTGTGAAAGGGGTATCCGATCTCGCTATGATACCACACACTGCGTATTAGCCAACAACGCGTACATTGGGCTTATCACCACCAAACTCTTTCATCATGCGTTGAACCTTGGCCTCGTGGTTAGGATCGACCGCACGAAGCATCTGGCCGCTCTCATGCTTCTTAAACATCTCAGCTTCAATGTCAGTCCATGTAATGCCACCCGGTTCAATGTAGCCATCAATCGGCAACTTAGCAGGGGCGGTTGACTTCACTAGGGCTTCGATCAGCTCGACAGCTTCGGCACTGTTTACGGCATAACGTAACCGCTCGTATGTGTCGCCATCGAGATTGTTCTTCATGTACTGCTCGACAACCTTGACACGCTCTACACCGTTATCGCCTAGCTTCTGAAGCTCAACTTCCATTGATACTTCTTCAGCCGCTTGATCTTGTGCGGACAATAATTCCCATGCGTCGTTCATTGCAGACTGAGACATGTTGGTCTTCTCACCAAACGACACTAGCTCCTGCCATAACGCGTCGTCTGACTCTACACCTTCAATAACGGAGTAACCGTCTTTAGGTGCGCCAGTGAATCCCCCGAACTTCTTCTCCAGCTCGGTGTATGCCTTGGCTTGCTCTGATACTGACTTGTACTTATCGGCTTTGTACCACTCGGGTTGATCGCCAACGCCCTTGATCCCATCACTCAAAAAGAATTCGCCTTCACCTAATGTGGGTTCTGCGGCGTCTACTAATGATTGCAGGGTGTCGTTACTTTCTACGGCCTGTTCTTCCATGATTATCTCCAAGGATATTGAATTACTGCTCTTTTAACATTTACGGGTTGGTGTCTTAGCAGGATAGATTCCACCCTGCGCTTGCCATTGATCACGGCAAGATCGTTCACGTCGATCCAATCAACGTGTTGACCGTCTTTGTAGCATCTGAAAGCACGAAACTTGTGGATGTACTCGAACTTCTCAAAGCCATATCGGTCATGTAATCGTTCCAGCCAATCAAGTTCGCACCCAATAGTTGCTAGGTGGTCCATGTCATTGCCGGATACCTCGTACTTGGGCTTCGCCTTGCGCCCACGCTTCTTGGTTTCTTCGGTCATAGTCTCTCGGTTTGCTGTATGTAGTGGATGATCATGCGGATAACGCCAGCTTCACCATTGTGATACGCCGCTTCATACGCGACGTTCTGGCTAGATAGGGCGGTTGAGTTATCGAATAGAAAGCGACGGGTCAGATCCTCTAAGACCTTCTGCCCGTCTTCAGTGTTGAAGCATCGGGCATAGGCTTTGGTGAGTTCCGTTATCTGTTCTTGTGCTTTGGCTTTCTGTCTCTTGGCATCCGGGCTTGCGCCCTCAATTGTTTCCCAAGTCATTCAGCTTCCATTGGTTGTGGTTGTTGTTGCATCTGAGCTTGTGCACCGGCTTGGATGATCTGCTGTTTCTCTACCTCAGACCGTACCAATTCAGAGGGCATACCTGTTTTGTTAGCCGCCCACGTACCGAAGTCCTCAGTCTTATAAGCCATGAGTACCTGCTCGGGGCCAGACGTACCCAATACGAACTGTACGGCTTGTTGAACAGCCAGTAAGTCTTCGCCGTCTTGCGCTCGTGCTAGTGGGGATGTGAACTTAACTCGTACATCGCGGCCATCAAGCTCGATAGGCACGATCAATCCGCGTCGAGTCAGTATAGCGACGACACGCTTGAGTATTGGTATGAGTATCTCGGTCTGAAGTCGCCCAAATGCCGACCCGATCCGCTTTGCAAGCTCTCTGGATTCAATAGCAACTTCAGTGGCGCTACGAACAGGACCAGCAGGATCACGCAAGTCGTTGAACATTGCCAACTTGATAGCGTTCTGAAGCTCGACGATTTCAAATTGCGCGAGAGCAAGGTTCGATCCTGTATCGAGACGCTGAATAGAAGGGTTGTTGGTGTTGTTTGACCCGACTGGAATTACGACACCGGGTGCAATCACCATATTGTACGGGTTAGTAACACCGTCGTCAGTAGCCGTATACATACCGGCAAGGTCAATAGCCGCTTTCTGCAAGACAAACTCTTTCGCCTTGTTCAGTGAGCGTACATCGGGCAATGACTGCATTGCTGGACCGCGACCACGTATCTCCCCGGCTACCTTGGTGTATCGACCAGTGACCCAAGGGCTTGATTCCCCGAAGTCTTCAGTCCATGAGAAAGACTTTTCATTGTTAACCCACAGGCATCCGTAGTATCGCTTGCTCTTAGGGTCAAAAACTACGCCCTCAGACACGCTCACTTCAGTGTTGGGACTGTTCTCGATCATGTTGCGTACATTCTGCGAGGCTTCAAAGCCCTGCCACATACGCTCTAGTAATCGAGCCTTAACTTGAAACCGTCGCCAGTGTGTCTCGACCGTTCCGTATGGACCCTCTTCAAACGCAATGCCCTTCTGCGGGATCGTGTGGAAGCAAATAGGGTTTGTCTCATCGTCAGTCTCTTCGATCTTCATGGTTGCCGTACCCACGAGAAGATCAAGCGCCGCTTCATAGAACTGCGTATGGAAGTTAGAGCGATTCAAGTAATCAAAGACTAGCTCGCACTGCTGATCTAGGTTAGCTCGCACATCCTCTTCGGATACATCGAACTGACCTGACTCCAATAACCGGATGATCTCTTCAGTCGGCTGGAATGTAGCCCAACGTGACCAGATCGGAGCAATGTTTTCTTGGAGCTTGCTCGCACCTTGTTGGATAGCTGTCAACGCAGTCGAGTCAAAGATGCGATCCATCTTCTTCTGACCGGTGTTCTCGGTATCAAACAAGTTACGTTGCGGTAAAAAGTATTCGTACACATCCTGCAATTGGTCGTGCCACATTGCTTGAGTGCTAAACGCTTTCTGTTCACGTTCCTTTATGTCTTGGACCGAGCCAAGATGCGGGGGCAAGCTCATAGTGCTACCTATTTAAGTTGTGCTTGTGTGCCAGAGTACGGGCCAGAGCGCATACCGCCGCCAGCACCGCCGGGAGAGACGCCGCCCATACCGCCCATGCCTAACATGGTTCGAGCTGGAGCCGCTCCTGCACGGCCTCCTGCGGACTCTGCACGGCTACGTGGTACACCGCCCAAGAGAGACTTAGTTCCTAGCTTGCCGCGAGCCATAGCACGGAAGCGCTCCTCTTGCTCCGCAATCTCTTCATCCAATGCTACTGCCTGACGGCGCTCGACAGCTACTTGCTGTGCTGTGGGCTTAGGTGCTTTCGGTGATTTCATGTCTCAAATACCTATAAAGTTGATGCGGGGTCAGTATGAAAGGATTACTGATACCCAAAACTTTCTTTGTATGTCCGACGCAGGTGTTCAACATGAACAGTGATCGCCGGGATTCTCTGATTACAGCCTTGACGATGATATCATTTTCGACTACTTGGGTCACATCATCGGTCGTGTACATTTCCAACCCCTTCGTGGTCTTAGAATGCACGATCCATTTACCGCTGGCTGGGGCTATGATGTAGCAGTGCCGGATAGTTGGATGCAGTATCCACGACCACCAGTGACCATCATCATTCGTAAACACGACATAGCAATCAGAAGACACGGACGTCCATCTTCATCTGACGCACCTTCCTGCTCTGCGTATGTAAGTTAGTTAGTGCCTGTCTGCCTTCACCTTCGCCTTGCAATGCGTACTCCAATGCCTCGACCGGGTGACTGTATTCGTTCTTATCAGGCTCATCCGTGTACTTCTCACCCGATATCTGAATGCGTCGGTAACAGAAGCCACCTTGCAATCCCTTACGAATCATCCGTGCTTTAGGGCTAATCAAGAATCGTGGCTTACCATCCATGCAGAGTTCCTTCATCGGTATCTCTAGCGCCGCACGTCGTAATGCAGGATCGTTGGTTAGTGTAGGCGTACAGGGTATGCCAGCCGCTCGCATGATCTTGAAGGGCGTGTCCGCATTGGCTTGGTTCTTATTGTCACCCGATGGATCACCCCAGCCCCTGAATCGGCACTTCGGGTAGTTCGCATCAATGTATCGCTTGAGGCTAGGTGCAAAGTCCACCGCCCCAGAGTCAGTTAGACAAAACTCATCAAAACAAACCCAGCGGCCCAACGCATCTCTCTGAAGAAACGCACAAGCTGGAGTCCGACCGAAGTCAAAGCCAAGCACGATAGGTTGATCAGTATTAGGCTGGTAAACGTCAGCCATGCAGTGAATAGAATCAGTGTACAAAGGATGAACTGGCTTACCACTCGATACAAAGCCGTACTCATTCGCAAGATTAACCTTGATCCAATCATCAGTCTTACCCTGTAGACCTCGCCGGTAATAGCCGTCCGGTAGGTTATTAAGATTCTCTGCCTTTTCGTTGAGGTACCATCCGTCGCCCTCACGATATACACCACCCGGTTGACGGTGAAACTTCCAATCTTCTGGCCTGTCTTCTTCAGCCAGCTTGTAATACCAGTGGTCTTCGTCTGGAGCATTAGAGTCCCCCAGCATTCCATAGTGCGTAGGCTTTACGCCTTCCTTCATCGACGGGTATCGACCGCATCGCAGATCAAGCATGTCCACAACGCTCTTAGAATGCTCCTTAGCCTCGTTTAGCCACACCCATGTAGTCTGGATACCCCTCGCCTTCTTAACGTGCTCAGGGCGGTCAAAGGCTATGAAGATGACCTCGCTCTTAACCGTCGTGCCATCCTCCAGCTTGAACTCTAGTCGATGCGTTGGCGGCTCCTTGTTCCCCTGCTTGAACTCACCGAGATCGCCATGCACCTCGATCCAATCCTTGATGGTGGTTGAGAACAATTCACTATAAGTATTTCGAGCGGCAATGATCCGACTGAGCCGAATGCCGTAGTTGGGATGCGATTCTCTTGTGACTGGTGCTTGCTGGCACATCAGCTCAAGGAGCTTGAGGATAACTTGGACGGTCTTGCCTGAGCCTAGTGGCCCCATGATGAAAGAGTTACGCGCCCGACAGTCGGCGAACTCCTCGAGTACCACGCCTTGCGGCTTCATAACGTATTCAATCGTCGCCATCGAATCTCTTACGCTGAATGTTAACGACTAAATCACCGCCATCTGGTCCACTAATCTCTGTGGATTTAAGATCAGGAAGCACTTTAGCGGCCAGCTTTAGGTTTAGTTCTGCGGCTGTACGCATACGCTGTACGTCTAACGCGTCATACTCCTTATCTGGATCGGTCAAATCTTGAGCTATATCAATGACCTTCTCGATTAGCTTTTGCTTGGAAAGGAAGTCTCTTAGCCCCTCCTGTCTTAGCTGTCTATTGAGCTGAGCTTTTGTCTTTGCCACCGAATATCCTATCCCAGCCATCCTTATAGGATTGACTACTGTTAGTTGCGAACTTGCGCGGTCTTGACCCCTTACCCCCATTATACTCAGGGAAGTGTCTGTCTCGCGTTTCTTTATCTAGCTTATGCCGATGATCCGCCATGTTCTACCTCAGTTGGATAACGTGACCAGAATGATTTGCCGTACTTGTAATACGCTCTCAAGTATTTGCGCATCGTCATGTCGTGCACATCGAAGATTTGTGAGAGCGCCCATACCTCGACGCCCTCGCTTTCCATCTGAGCCGCATCGTGCACCTGCTTATAAGTCAGCTTCACAATCTATGCCCTTATAATCCGGATGACCGTTACGACCATTAGACTCGATCCACAACTCTACGTTCTCGCAGTACCACTCTTGCTGATCAATCTGATCCTGTAAGTCAGCGTTGCCCACAATACCTAGCGCCGCTACAAACAAGATAATCCCAGCCACTACTCGCGCCGGATACTGCTGTAATAAATTCAATTCCACGTCGTTCTCCCTTTTTTTGGGGGTGCAAAGCCCCTCGGCCTTTTCGGCCTGTTATTCCCTCGCCTTACTGGCTTGGGTAATGTTTAGCCATCTCCAACGCTCGTGCATTCTCCAACTTGTTTATCGCACAGAGGTCCAAGTATTCGGACTCTGTTAAACCTTTGAGTCGCCCGACTAGTTCGCAAACTATACCGAGGTTCTCAATGTGCTGGACATTGTTACGAGTGCAGAACATCGCTCTCTTCACTGTAGTACACATCCGATGAGTATACCACAAATGTATATTTACAACACCCCACCGACAAACACAATAAAATAAATAAACATAAAGTGTTTACTTTTAGATTTAGGTATGCAATTATCTGTTCATCGGCTGGGGACACAGCCACAACCAAGGGAATAGAGACATGACAGAACTAGATAAGCAAATTGCACACGCCGCCAGTGAGTACAACGTAGAACTCATGTTTTGTCGTGACGAGGATGCCGCCGCATGGCTCCGAGTAATGTACGAGTTAATCGAGTTAAGAAATAATCAGGTCGCATAAGCGGTCTTTACCAACTACTAACCAAGGGAATACAGACATGAACAACTTAGACCTTTACACCATCGAAATGATAACCAACGAGACACAGCTCAACGACCACACAGGTGCATTGATTCGTTTGGCTCGCGCTCTCGATGAGCAGTTTCTTGTTGACCAGCTTTTTATTCTTGACGGACGCCATGCCACCGCCGGTGAAATGACTCAGAAACTTAGAGAAGAGCGCCGCACATATTACAGTTGGCTAATGGGCAAAGCCCAAGAAGTGTTCGACAACTTCACAGAAATCCAAGCCGCGTTTTAAGCGGCCTTTACCAAGGGAGATAGGATATGTGGGGATTCACAATCATTGGTCGGGACGGGGGCGAGGCGTACACGTCTGAGCCTGAGTACGAATCAGAGATGGAGGCGTACAAGGCTGGCGATCACACCCTGTGCGACATGAACGAAGGTTCACTAGAAGTGTGGGAGGATTAATGTCACGAGCCATTAACTTTGTTTACCACATGACACATCAAGAAATCGCAGACGTTCTTGGTGTAAGCCGTCAAACAATTAGAATCACTGAGATCAGGGCGCTCAAGAAGCTAAGAAGGAATCCAGTGTTGAAACAGCACTTCCTCGACCACATTAGTTCCAGCTCTGAATCTCGTAGTCTGGATCAAGTTCCTTCTGTCTAACCTCATCGCGGTAATGCGCCGCGATATCCTTCCTCAGTAGTTTATTAGTCTTGTAAATCTCGTTGCGATCCATCCTTAGCTTATCCATGTGGGCTTCACCTAGCTCGATGTTTAGCCAGTCGTGGAATGCTATTGGGTTGGAAGTGAAGTAGCGGTGACAGGCATGACACAGGGCCGTAGCGTTTGACATAGCCCAGCGGACTCGCTTGTTAGCCCTTCCATAGATGTGAGCGCATTCCAGTCGGTCAGCCTTGTGACAGTGCAAACACTTTTGATCCCGTAGCCTTACCGCCTTGCTAAACCAAATGTCACAGGGTTCGCGCTTGACTGCCATCTGTCTCCCTCGTGTATTGTCGCTCTCGTAAAATAGCTTTCTCGGTGTGTCCGCAATCGCATGACCAGCCATCGAGCTTGTGGGGGTATTCTTGCTTGAACTGCGGCACCATTATCTTATGGCATTCAGTGCAGGTCATCTGAGGTAAATACGATCTCATACTCTGGCTCATCCTCCTCATCAAGTAATGCAGAGACCCATACCTCTGCGAATTCTTCAACACTCAAATCTATCGTGATCCCTTCCTGCGCCCAGCCTAGAACGTAGACGTCACACTCTTGGGGATTCTTGGCGGTCGTTGCGCCGCCTATGTCTGAAGTCTTTAGCAATGCCCTGCCACCACCGGGCAAAGGACAGCTAATAATTTGGATCACGCCTTTACCTCATCAATGCCCACTTTGAATCGGCTGTGTTCGCCGTAGTTCTTATCGAGTATGACACAGGACATGGAGCGCGCGGAGCCATAACCCGATGCTGAATGGTAGGCATCTGGGGGACATAAAACCCCAAACGATTCTAGGTGCAAGCCGCCCATCTCTGTCACAGTCCGGTGGTGTATATGACCGTGATATAAGTACCGGTATTTAGAGCGTCCCCATTCCTCTGCGTAGTCGCGAGTCACAGCCTCGTAAAGTACCTGAGTCTTAATCCTGTCGCCGTGGTGCATAACAACTAGAGTTTGCCCCCACTCAAAATGTATCCACTTGCTAAAGTTATCAAAGACCTTTACCCGTGGTTCATTGTGGAAGTACAAGCGCATCATCTCATTCAACCAGAGACTAGCATCTGGATCGTGATTACCTCGCACGTTGATCAACCACACTTCCTTGTGCGTCTCCAACATACGAGTGATTAAAACTTTAAATAGATTGCCGACAACGCGAATTACCCGGCCCAATCTTCCGTCAACATCGACGGGCGTGCCTTTTGCCGTTTTATTATCCCCGGAATTTGCATGCAAAAAATCTCCGAGGTTGATCAGTGCGCCTACCTCTGCATCGCCTGCCGCCGACACTAGCTTATCGACTGCTTTAATCAGCACGTCTTGTGCGATGTTTGTATCCCAGTCATCGCCACCCGTCTCAGGGGACCAGCAGAGCGCGTTGAGGTGGTGATCTCCGATTAAGTAGGCTGATAGCCTGTCTTCGTTTTTCGTTGCTTCTGGAGCCTTTACGGGCCTGTGAAGGCCATCAATCTCATCTAGCAATCCAGCCTTGAAAGCTTCCAGTGCGATTTCAAGTTGTCGTTCTTTGTCACTGGCAGACTTTACCCATTGACCAACCGGCTTGCCTTCATCGTTGTAGTACGTGGAGACTCCCTTTACTAAGAAGCCATCGGGGACGGTATGAACCATGTCGTGATCGGGGGAGTGACCTTGCATAGCGGCCCTACGCTTTATGTTTTTTATAATGTCACGCGCAACCCACTTGCTTACGCCAAGCTTGTCGCCGATCTTTTGATAGCCAAGCCCCTCTAAGTGCAGAGTAATAATTTGTGTTTGACGTTCAGTTGTACAGTAATTAAGTAAGCTCATAGTTCCCCCAGAAACTACTTGCCAAACCTCACATCAATATCAAAGTTCTCTGCGACGTGTCGCGACATCACTTGATATATCTGATCAACCTCATACTTGCCGACCTTTACGAGATCGGCTTTCTGAAGCATTGCGTTTTGGATTGGCTTCCACATAACGTGGTATAGCATTTTGCCAGTTGGCGGTATGGATAATTTAGCTCCGTGTAAAACGTGTTGCATATCGTGACCACCCGCATTCATATCTCGCGCGACATGATCACAATAAGCATGGACGGCTTTCAGTTGTTGCCCGGTCAGATTTGGCTGGTAGATTTCGTATGTCTTACCAGCCTCAGCGTTTTCCATGACGTACTTACAAAACTGCTCTGCTTGGAACTTGCTATTGACAGTCCATCGCTCGCTCAAGCCGTCACCCTCTCGCCATTAAAGGTCACGTACTGGCCGTACTTTTCCAAGCAATGCGACCTGTAACTTTCTGATTTCATAAAATCGTGAGTGCAATCGTCTACCGTTGACCAAGCCTTCATCGCGATTTTACCAGAATTTGTAGTCATTTTCTCCGCAAATGGTGACACACCCCTTTCCATGTCCGATGCTCGCTTGAGCCATGAGGTTATAAACTTCTTGATTCCCCTCAGAGTCTTGCGCTTTTGAGTGTTGGCATCGCACCACATTGCCATCGCATTAAGCTCGGCAAAGACATCGACAGTTGGATAGGCGTGTTGCAGTTGTATCAGGTACTCATCATCGGGTTCGTAGTAAGTACCATCGTTTAAAATTATCATCCACACTTCCCTTTTAATGCCGGAGCAAGCTCCAGCAAATTAGTTAATTAGTAATGACGAGCTTTGATTACTGTATCGAATCTTGACATCTATTCCCTTTACCAGCTCTCGGCACAGGGAGGCGCATCATAGAGAGGGTCAACTCTGTCTCCGAGGTTCTTAGGTTCCTCGGCCTAACGCCCAGTAATCTCTGACAAATTGGAAGATGAGGGGATATGGAATGGTTTTGTAGTGTATAATCCATTCATCTTCTTGACTTGACTCCTTGAAGATATCACAAACGTCCCTCCCTTGGACAGTGATTGCCCCTCTCGCGAGGGGCTTTTTTTTGCCTCTACTTTTTCAGCAAGTGATACATCGCATAACGCTTGCCATCTTTGTTTTTTATTTCTGTACGGATATCGTGACCGCCCATGCGAAGCTCATTGATCCGCGCCGCCAAACGAAAGCACCCGTAGTCGTTCAAGGCATCCATAGCCGTGATTGGTTTACTTTCTAGGTGGTCAAGAATTTGCATTGTGTGGCTCATGTCATCTCCCTAAATCTAAAAACGATTCGCAACTCATACCGAAGTAGTCAGAGAGGGCAAAGACAACGCTTACTTTTTGATCTGCCTTTGATCTCCACCGGGTTGCAGTTTGCTTGCACACGCCAAAGTCTTTTGCCAACTTTAGATTCGATATGCCAGCTTGCTTTTGCGCCGCAATCAACGACGCGCCCACGTTAAAACGGAATGTCGTCATTGAACTGTTCAGCCGGGGTCTGGGTTGCAAGGGTGTCTCGGACTTGTTGAACGCCATCCGCATGAACTTTTGCCGGGTCTGGTTCCCATGTATCGAGTTTGGCATATAACTTATCGCTCGCTTTTGCTTTAAGAACTTGAACATTAACCCGGTCGCCAGACTGAGCGTTTAGGAAGGGGATCATCTCCGACTTCTTTACTGAGATGTTGCACACCACAAAGTCCGGTGCGTTTTGGTGGCGCTTGCAGATCATTCCATCCACAAAGGTTATGTCTTTATTCATGCTGTTTCTCCCAAGATTAATTTACGTGCTTCGTTAAACTCATTGCTTTTGAGATCACTACGCTCGGCAGTTGTGAAGATGCCGCCCTTACTAGGTGCAACCCACAAGGCTTTCTTGTCGTCGTTGTCGATCTCGCCCCACGCCTCTGCTACGGCTTCCCATGCCTTTAGCTGGAGGTGTTCTTTGATGAAGTACACAGACGCATAGTTGCGCTGTAATGCTTCGTTGTGAGCCATGACCGGCCCGGTGTCTTGTTGCTGTTGGATAGCGTGTGCAACCTCATCAGCAGACGCATACTCAGTGCCGCCAAAACCTAGAGCGGCAAGACAGCGACCGATAGCAGAAGTCTCTGCGTTCTCTAGCGCACTAGTGGCGTTGATCTTACTGGATGCGCGCACCTCTTCTGAGTAACCGGTAGCCAATAGTCGGCCATCGTTATCAAGGATGCTGGCTTTCATAATGACCAGCACGTCGTTAGCTTCGACCAGCTCGGTCGAGATCGTGTAATCGGGATGGGCCGCTCTAAACTCTGCGACCCGGAGTGCCACGGTCTTATATTCTTTTCCGTGGATTTTTACGATGCCATTCATAATGTTTCTCCGGCGTGTTGAGATGCTTGGCGCATCTGGGTTAAGGCATAGCCGTCGGCGTAGCCTGATAAATAGGTGTCGGTTGCAGGGTAGGCTTGGTCATTACAAGCCACGCCATCCTCGAAGCCGTGACGGAAATCACGACTAGCTACGGTCAGATAATCCTTGAACCGCTCGGACAAGAAAGCCTCGTCGTTTTTACTTAGATCAAGCATCGTAAGCCTCCGCGTGTTTAGCGGCTTCAGCTTGAACAAGATCGACGATCATGGACTCTGAATAGTTCCATAGAAGTGCGCGGGTTGTTTCCACGACTAGAAGAGGGTCAGCCTCGTCATTAAATACAAGGTCTACCCATTCAAGCTCACTGCCTACTTGGTGCATTGCGGTTGGTGCCAGCTCGGAGGATATTTCCTCAACGTCCAGCATAATATCGCGACGGATATTAAGGTCAGTAATGTCGTGGTGATTCTCTTCCCACGTCGGATAGTTAATCAGAATTTCGTAGAAATCAAAACGTGCCATTTGCTATCTCCCTTGGTTAGTTCCACATGGAACATAGACACTATAGGTCTATTTTAAGGGTAATGCAAACACTTTATGTTTATTAGTTAGCGTATGTCCAAAGCACTGGCGTGGTTGTTCGGGCATCAACGTGGATAAATGTTCTAGCAATGCCGATAGAGAAGCCCATCTTGAGCGCCTCATGTACGATGTTCATTCGCTCGACGCCATTCGATACGGCTATGTCAGCGGCGATACCTTGGCAATGTGTGCCTGTACCGGGGGCGGCCTTGACGACCTCACTGGGATGGCTAGCGTCTCTGTAGCCAGAGGTTATTCGAAACGGGAAGCCACATATCTCGCGTAGCTCATCCAGCTTTTCCAAAAATGCGGTATCCATGGAACATTTATTCGTGTGTGTACAGTTGAATTCTTCGAGTCTGAAGTGAATCATTTACGAGCAACGTCCTTTGTTTTCTCTACGGTTCTCATTGCACCAAGCCCCAGCATACCAAGAAGAACAGGCATCATCTCGCTGAGGTCTAACAAGGGGACCATATAAGCAGAGCCAGCAATACCAAGCCCAAAATTTGCGAAAGGCACCAGAAGATAATTGCTAGCAAGCCCAGCGCAACAGACCCAGCCCACAGCAGGCCGCCAACCACTGACAAACATTGACGTATGGGATGCTTCTTCTTTGTTGACTGCGATCTGAGCTTTGGCGATTTCATGGGCCTGTCTCTCAGTTAATGTGGCGATCTCGTGGGCCAAGCGACTGCGCTCATCGGCATCAGGGATAACCTTGTCTAACAGGTTAGAGATTGGGCCGACTAGTAGCTCAAGCACTAGACGCCGCCTTTAATCCATATACCGATACCAGTCATTAAGGCCGCCATGATAATGCGCTCGATCCATTGGTTCTTCGCAATGCTGATCTCAATTGCTTGGATGCGCTTCTCGTGATTCTTTACTTCATCTTTCACGATTGCTTGAATCTCATCAATGCGCTTGTGCGCGCGGGCTACAGTCTCCGCCAAGTAAATCTGCCTCTGTTCCATGCTGGATAGATCACGCAAAGTCTGAGCGATACTAGTCAACGCAGACTTCATCTCACTTACATCTTGAGCCATTGCCTCTTGCTGTGCTTCCAGCTTGGCAACTGACTGCTCGACACTCATAGCTTATTTTTTCTTGGCCGTCTTGGCGGCGTCTCTAAACGATTGTGCAGTAGGCGCACCGGCAGTACCGGGCTTACGCATACGCTCGCCAGAGCCACTAGCGATGCGATTACGCTTCGCCGCGATGTTTGCATACAAACCTTTCTTTGGCTTTCTCATGCCCATTTTTCCTTGTTTGCCCAAAACGCCGCAGACATCTTGCCCTTGGCTATGTTCTTTGCATGACGCGCCCTAAATGATCGACGCCGGTTCCTTGCTGTCTCAGACTCCCCAGACTTAGCAGGGGAGCCAGATACACCTTGTTGACCAAAGCGTATAGTCTTTACCTTGTCGCCTTCCTTAGCCACGACAACGTGTGACTTTTTTGGATGGCCGGGTGTACGCTTGGGTTTATTATAACCCGATACACCTATGCGATCTAAGAGCGAATCACTCATCTTCTTCAGCAGTCTCTTCTCTAACGATTGAGACGTAGTGATTCATAAGAAGGTTAAGGTCTTGGCGTTGCTCTTCTATTCCTAAGAGTTGCTGATTTAAATTTACCGCCTTTTGCAGTGCGGCTTTACCTTGATCACTCAGGCTTTCAACATCAATCTCACGTCCATCAATACTAAAATCAGTCATTTTTTGTTTTCCCTAAAATCATTTTTATTACTACAGTTGTTGGTAATATCGTGTAATTCCAAGACCAAAACTTGTGACCAAGAGATTCCATGTGCGCCCGGTCAACCCATTCCTTTGTCCAGTTATCAATATACATTTTACCAACACGAAGGACTGCATGACCACCCGTCTTGGTTTTGCACCCGCATATCTCTGCACTAAATGTAAATAGCATCCACCAAAATTTTATCCAAGACTCTTTGCACACAACGTAATACAGGACGGACAGCGCATAGTCTTCGCAGTCACCCCGATAGACTTCTTCGACTGGCTTTATTACTCGCCACAAATCACGACCGTCTGGATCGTGCTTGTAATTGTACAAAGTGTTGAAGTCTTTTAGGTTCACCAAGGTACGCCGTCAGCAGTGACAGGGTTCTTCTCTGCTTCAATCCTAGCCGCTAGTGACTCTTCAGTAGCGTCCTTGTCTACAGTCTCCCATACCCAGCCCAAGGCCATTTCTTCAGTTAAGTCGGCGTAGGGGACGTATCCGGGCGCTGTAGGGTCTGGTGTAAAGCCTACAGTACCGTAAGAGGATGCAGAATAAGTAACAGCGTCGTCACCCTCGCCTACAGTTTCTGAATCAGTAGCCCGCCAGTGTGCAACGACTACTGCGCCGTCCATGTCTGCTGGCTGAATGTCACGCTCAAGTGTTGCAATAGTCCATGTAGTCATTTTTATTCTCCGAATGCGGCTACACAAATAGCCTGTACGTTAGCGGGTTCAGCTGAGTAGTCGTCACCTGATTGAATTACATGACGGTGATACGACTGTGAAATTACAGCGCCGTCTTCGAGTACACGAGTAACAGTCCGTACTTGAACAGAGGTAGTGGCGTTGCCGTCCTCGTCATAGCCTGTGACTACTTCGATTTTGTCTGCTGTTACTTCTTTAGTTAATGACATTGTTGTCTCCTGTTAGTCCAGCCCCAGAGTCCACTGAGGCTATAGGGTTATGCTGTTGTTTCATAAGTTAATGTAAAGCGTAAATAGCCAGCAGTAGTAGGATACCCCATTGCTGCATAAGAGCCTGTACTGTCACTATTGCACCGTACCTGCGCCGACGTGGCATTAGCGTTAGTCATTACACACGGAGTATTATGGCCTGTTGGTATATCTAAACCAGAGTTGTATTGAAGGACTGAAATACCGGATCTATTAGCCACGGCGGCGAAGGGCAGACCGGTTATGTTTAGACTTCCTGTACCCGTCCCAGAGTCACCATAAAAAAGCATCCAAACGGTTACTACATTACCGACTTTCGTATAAGTACCGGATCTAGCGATGTTTGAGTAACTACCTGCCGTACTGCTTCCTACGACCTCAGGAGTCCACGTCCCTTCTTCATAGTCATCCAGCGTTGCACCTGTGACAGCACCGCCAGTAGTGCCGAAGACAACGCCGCCTGACAGGTAAAGGTCTTTGAAGCGCTCATCAGATTTGCCTAGGTCAGTGTTATTGTCTGTCCCGCTTCCATCACCACCACCCGGATAAATGGCGTCGTTGGCATCATCAAATCTGAGTTTTGTGTTTCCAGTACCTATATAGAGATCGCCGCCGCTAGTACCAATGGAGCCGACTGTGGAGCCAGACTTATGAAACTCAAGGATGTCTCCGTCAGTGTTAATGCTGTTCAAGGCTAAAGTTGAAGCATCACCAGAGTCACTCTGTATTTCCACTTTTGCTGTGGTAAATGCTAAAGTCCGATTAACCAGCAGATTCTGCGAGGCATCAATGCGGAATGCTTCGGTGCCGTTGGTATCAAAGGCCATCTTGCGTGCGCCTTCAGTCCTTAGCGTGAGAACTCCAGCGGTGTTTCTCAAGTCACCGATGTACGAGTCACCAGTAGACGAGCCGCCAACTTGGAACCGGTAGCCGTTATTCAGTACGGCGTTACCTTGAACGTCGATGCCTGTGGAGTTAACCGTCATTATGGAACTACTACCTGCCCAGAAATCCATAGCGTCGGTAGCATGGTCATAACCTATGCGGCCTACGGTGTTGGAAGCGTCATCGCCAAAGAACAAATAACCTTTCTCACCAGAGGCTGATTCAATTTGGATTCCATTATTGTCTGGAGCTAGTACGGTTAATGTTTGAGTAGGGGCGTCCGTGCCGATTCCAACATTCCCGCTAGAGTCGATGACTAAATCGTTAGCTTCTAAAGACCCATCGTCATTTCTACGAGAGATAAACAAATCCTGCGCTGAGTTATATATGCGTCTAAACTTGTTGTTAGTCCCGCCATTCTTGTCTTTGAACTGCAAATAACCGTCGTTATCTTCGATTTGAATATTGCCAGAGACAGTGAGAGTTTCTGACGGACTGCTAGTGCCGATTCCAACCAAGCCGGTTGCGGAAATGCGGAGGCGTTCGTCTCTATTTGAGGCTGTAGTTGTCCCAGTGTAAAAAGACAGGCCATAGGCTCCACCTACAGCTGACTCAGAAACAGAAGCAATCTCGCCAGTAATCCCGTCAGAATATGTTCCGGTATAAGAAGCATCGCTAGTGATAAAACTAAGTGCGCCAGCTTTTTCACCTGTAGTAAGACCAGAGTCTGTACCGCCAATGCTTAAAACTGGACTACTACCGCCAGTAACCAAAGAGGCAGGAGAAGTCGTACCGATACCTACCTTGCCGTCTGATTTGATACGCATGGCTTCGACAATGTTGTTTGTGCCTGACTGTCGTGTTGCAAAAGTTAATGTACCGGCAGAGTTTGATAATCCGTTTTCGTTAATAACAGAGATTGATGCAGTAGATGAAAACGAAGTCCCTGAATTTAACTCTAAAGAAGCGAAAGTACCTGCTGTATTGCTTTCGTTAATTACTTGAACAGCACCACCAGCATTAAATGATTTGCTAGTTGCGTAAGCAATTGTAGATGTATGAGCTACAGATAATGGAAAGCTTGGGTCGTCCGTACCGATACCTACGTTACCGCCATTAGGTTGAACAAGAAGGTCATAAGTAGTAGCCGCGCCGTCAAACCGCTGTTGTTGTATATAGCCGTTACCAGAGCCTAGCGTACCAATCATAGTGCCGTACTGGTCGTTCTTACCTACAGCAAAGTGTGATGAATCAGCACCTGCGGCAGGCACAGTGGTTACGCTTGCGGCCATTACAGTTAACGGTGACGCTGGGTTGCTCGTGCCGATTCCTACGTTGCTTCCTGAGTTAAAATAAGTGCTGACGCCACTATGCGCAGAAATTCTAACGTCCTCGTTACTTCCCGAATCATAAACAGAAAGAATGCCATTATATGATTCTGTTCTAGCTTTAAAGCGCAAGTCTCCAGCCGAAGTACCGCTGGAAATTTGAACGCCTGTACCACTAGAGCCTAGATTTACTACGCTCAGGGTGTCACTAGGCGAGTCCGTGCCGATGCCTACGTTGCCGCCGTTGAAGTAAGAATTTCCGGCACTTCTTATAAGAACCTTTACTGCATCGTTTTTATCATATAAGGACAATGAACCATCGTCGTCGCTATCAGTGTTAATGACTGCACGAACACCGCCAGAACTGCTAAAACGAGCAAGGTTTTCTGAGTCAGTCCCTGCGGACTCTACGTCTAATACATATGCTGGACTGCTAGTGCCGATGCCTAACCGCTCATCAGCGGCATCCCAGTGGAACTTCGGAGTCGCGCCCGTGTCCTCAAACAGCTCGACATCGCCGTTGGCAGATATTCTTAGTCGAGTTGTTGCAAAATCGTTAGCGCCCGTAACAAAGTTAAATGACCCAGAGGCGTCAGTGGCCCTGATGTAGTTAGTACCTGCTCGTGCGAAGTTTAACGAACTAGTGTTAGTCGGGATGGTAATGTCGCCTTGCGAAGTCTGGACAGTCAAACCATCAACAGTCACTGTGCCAGTAACATCAAGACCATCGGTTGACAGTGGCCCACCAGCCAAAGACCAAGCGCCATCATAAGTTAGTGAGGCATCGTCGGTTTCAATTACAATGTAACCAGCAGTCTGAGGCTGGTTCGTATTAACCCCGCTGGCATTAATGTGGATGGTGTTATCGGCATCAGCTCCAGCCAAATAACCAAGAGCAATCGCGTCATTGCCTAAAGAATCAGCTCCGTAACCAACGGCAGTGGAGTTATTTCCAGTAGCATCGCTATTACTGCCGAGAGCCGTGGCATAAGAATATGCTGATGAGCCATAACCAAGAGCTGTAGAGTAATCCCCGTTATCAGCTAAAGAATCTCTACCGATAGCCGTTCCAAATGAACTGGTATTACTGACTCTCGCGTTGTTACCAATAGCCACGCCACCTATGCTATTTGCTTGTGCCGAGTAACCAATAGCAACGCCATTTATGTTAGTAGCTGAAGTAATAGCCCCTCCACCTATTGCGACTCCTCCCGACGCTAAAGATTGCGACGTGACCCCAATTGAAATGGAATAGGTGTTTAGAGCGTTTGCAGACGTTCCAATTCCTATTGAATCACCAGAACCAGCAACAGCGCCCCACCCAATACCAATAGCTTTTTGACCGGCTACCGTTAACTGTCTGCCAATGGCAATCCCGTTGTCGTTATTTGCTTCAGCTCCATAACCAATAGCAAGGGTTTGTGCGCCAGAAGCAACAGCGGCCTCGCCCATAGAAATGCCATAAGCTCCGCTACTTTCCGTGTCGCGTCCAATTGCAATGGGTACTCCTAAGCCGGTTGCACTGGCAGATTTACCAACCGCAATAGAACCTGTGACTGTAGCCTCAGAATCCGCACCAATAGCAATCGAAAAGCTGTCGCTTGCGTTAGCACTTGTCCCAATAGCTATAGAGCTAACACCCGTCGTTGTCGGAGCATTGCCTATTGCAATGTTGCTAGACCCTCCTGATGAAGCGTTTTGCCCTATTGAAATGGCTTGGAGATTTAGAGCTTGGGCCGAGTTGCCTAATGCTACTGTACCGTTATTGCTGGCATTAGAGCCGTAACCAACGGCAGTGGAGTTAGCTCCAGTAGCATCTGCATTACTGCCAACAGCCGTGGCATAGGTTGCCGCTTCTGAGCTATAACCCAAAGCTGTCGCATAACTCCCTGAGTCTGCATTAGAGTTTCTGCCTAAAGCCGTACCAAATTGCGAGTTTGATCTTGCAGTATTTCCAATAGCAACACTGCCGCTTTGATTTGCCGTTGCGCCATAGCCAATAGCAACGCCGTTTATGTTATTTACGTCAGACGTTGCGGATGAACCTATGACAATAGAGCCTAGATTTCCAGCGGCAGAGTTAGCGCCTATGGAAATAGTATGATTGTAACCAGCGTCTGCTAATCGCCCAATCGCAATGGCGTTCTCGTTATTTGCCTCTGCACCGTGACCAATGCCTATCGCGTTTGTCCCAGTAGTGGTTAATTGACGCCCAATAGCAATGGAGTCTGGACCCGAAGAAGTAGCAGTGTCACCAATTGATACGCTTTGATTTCCACTAGCCGCTGTATTCGGCCCTAAAGATATGCCGGATATTCCGGTGCTTAATGCGCTATAGCCGATTGCAACCGGACTACCACCTGCACCGTTAAGAGTAGAAGCATCCTCACCAATAGCAATTGAAGTGGAAAGTGTAGATTGCGCTCCTTTACCAACGGCAATGGATCGAACACCAGTTGAGTCTGTTTCTTGACCAATGGCAATTGACCCGCCTCCAGAAGCAACCGCATCAAGGCCTAATGCAATATCCCTAGCGGCAGTAGCACTAGCATCATGGCCTAAAGCAATTGAATCTGTGCCAGAAGAAACAGCATCACTACCGATATTAAAGCTGTCTGTATTTGGATCAAATCCGGGTGGTTGAGCGCCTATCTCTTGCAGTGCGCCTTCAACATTATCGGAGGTGTAATAGCCGCCAGCATCTTCAATTGACACATCATCCGCATCAACATCGGTCGTTACACCTGCCGCCAAATCAACTGCGCCATTTGCATCAAACTTCATAAACTTGTTTGCGCGAGTAGCCGCCTCGGGTAGCTCCATCGAGATAGAGTCAGAGTCGGTAATAGGCTTGCGGATAGACTGTGAGAATGAGCGGTCAGTCTGCTCACCTGCTAACCACAGATCATCAAAGTCACTGTTTACTTCAGAGGCTAGGAAGTCACCAGAGTTTGTATAGTTCTGTGTGCGAGAGTAGGGCATGTCACGATACAGGGTCAGTACGTCGCCTGTGGTCGCTCCTACAGTCAGAGTGACGTTTCCACCACTATCATTGCCTACGTTCGACACAGAGTAATTGGTGCCTTCTGAAAGGGCTACGCCGTTCTTCAGCACGACAATGTGGCTCTTGTCTACGATCTCGAACGTATACGCGAATACCGTCTGACCAGAAGTTGCGGCATATTGGTTACGGCTTGTGTTGTCTGCTACTGTCATAAGTCTCCAACCTCTTTCTCTATTCTATCAAAGGCCTGACGAATAAACGTAAGATTTTGATAGGGGATTAGTCTCCGCAATGCGCGGGTGTCTGATTCGTTCCATCCGTCCTCTGCCAGACCAGCGTTAGCCACCCTTAAAGACGTATCCAAAAAGCTCCCGAATGTGGGGCCAAGTAAGTTTTCCGACATACTACGTGAGGCAAAGCGAGCCGCCGGAATGTCTACACCCAGCAATGGGCGCATTCCAAAGTTATTGCTCGATAGCTTCTCAAGCGTGTTGTTGATTTCCATGATCCCGCCAAGCGCACCTGATCTATCAATGCCCTCAATCACTAGCTCAACCGGGTCTTCCGCAATCTCTCGCTTTGCATCCCATTGCTTGAACGAGTAGGACATCATGCCCAAGCTAGTCAGCATCAATACGCCAGCCAAAGCGTTGTGATCCTGAGACTGTAACGCCGCGATAGTCATGCGTTGAGTCGATGCAAACATGAACGAGCGGAATTGAAAGATCGTCTTGCCTAGCTCTGTTGACATGAACAAGGGCTTTTCTTGGCCGGGGACTACGATCACGCGGTCAGACTCTTTACGAATCGCCGCGCCCCAAAGCCTTTCTAGTTCTGGAGAGTCCCAGTTACGAGCATTGGATAAATAAACTCCATCAACCTTGGTCGCATATTTCTTTAGCTCTGCGGCCATTGCTTGTGCGTTACCGTCATCAATACCAAGACGGGCCAGACGCTTATCAACCTTGCCTTTCAGTAGTCCATCAATAACGCTGTTTTGCATGGTTACGGCATGGAGCTGTTTAACCCCGGTCGTCCAGTAGTCCATGAGGTTTACGCGGCCAAAGTTATCAGTGGCGTACTGGATGCCTCTCTCGAATGCTGTGTTTGGTTGCGTGTAATCCGTTACGTCTGCAATGATCTGCGACCGACCGCCCATAA